AATGGAAGGCTAAAAACCTTTATTAAACTTACTTGTGGTGTAGGCTGGGTTACGCCATTTTCTAGAATAGATTTTTTAAAAAACCATGAATACAGAGTATATAGCAAAACAAACCCGACAAGAACATGGGATCAGGAAGAAGCTGGAAAAGAACGTTCTAAAAAAACTGTTACCGCCTATGCACAAATGCTCATTAATGATGGAAAGATTGACTTTGAAGCTCTTGGTAAGATATATAGACCTGAACAGAAAAAACCAGTAGCAACAGTACGTAGATTCCTCAAACAAAAAGTAGCAAAACAAATGGTAGAAGAAAAATTAAAAGAGATATTAGCAAAAAAGAGTATATCTAAAGAGTTTGCTGTAGATAACATCGTAGTTGCTCTAAAAATGGCAGAAGAAAAAGGCGATGTAAACAATTTTTTAAAAGCAAATGACTATTTAATGGATTTGCTAGAGATGAAACCCAACAAGAAAATGATTACAGACACGATACAGGTGGATATGACTCAACAAATAGCTGATACCATAGCTAAAGAAGATAAACGACTGACATTACAACGAAAAAGCGAAGAACATGAAGCAAGAGAATGATATAGAGCTACAATATCAGGGTGTAACTGATGAAATTATGAAAACAGAACAATTAGATGCTGCTATCAGAGCGTTACACGTTCTAGCAGTGTTGAAAGACAACAGCGTAGAATGGATGAACAGTTACGCATTAGAAGCTCTAAAAGAGATAGAAGCTTTGGGTTACAATTATGAACTACATAGACAGTCATTGAACTGATAAATGGACAACATAAAGTATATAAAAGACAAATTAAAAGATAATATGATAATGTTTGGTAAAATCATTATGCCAAACATGTTTTCTGTACCTTCTCCAGACTTTCATTATCAAATAGCAGATGCTATTGTAGATGATAGCAATAAACAGATTAATATAATTGCTCCACGTGGTCACGCCAAGTCCTCGATAGTTGGCGGTGTTTACCCCCTTTTTCATATTATGAACCATAGTGGAGCAAAACTTATTGTGCTGGTCTCACGTACACAAGATCATGCTATTAAGCTTCTTGGAACCATAAAAGACACCCTAGAGTACAGCAATGCCTTCCGTCAGATATATGGTTACTGGGGTCAGCACAATGCTAGGCAATGGGCAAAGAGTGAAGTAGAGCTAAAAGACGGTACAGTCATTATATGCAAAGGTACAGGACAACAGTTACGTGGTATCAAGGTAGGTAGTCAACGACCTACACTTATTATTGTAGATGATCCAGAAGATGAAAACAATACTAAAACTGCAGAAGCTATGGAACAAAACCTTCGATGGTTACTGCAGAGTGCTGTGCCATCCCTAGACCCTATAAAAGGTAAAATTATTGTTATTGGTACACCACAACACCAACGCTGCATGGTAGAAATATTAAAAGACATGAAAGGCTGGAAGAATATGCATTTTAGTCCAGACTTAAAAAATAATGTAGCATTATGGGAAGAATGGCAACCTATAAAAAAATTACAGCAAAAAAAGGAAGAACTAGATTCTATTGGTCGTAGTAGCGTGTTTTATCGTGAATATATGTGTCAGATTGTAGGAGATGAAGATCAATTGTTTCAAATGGATTATATTCAGTATCATAATTACAAATTAGAAATAGATAATGACAATAGACATTTTTTAGTAGATGATGACAAAAAAATTCCAGTAAATGTGTTTATGGGGGTTGACCCTGCTTCTTCAGTCCGCAAGACAGCAGATTATTCAGTAATTATGCCTGTAGCGGTGGATGAACAAAACAATAGGTATATTCTCCAGTATTACCGTAATAGGGCAACTCCCATGCAACTTGCTGAAAGCATCATAGAATACTTTAAATTATTTAAGCCTGTGAAAGTACGTGTTGAAAGTGTTGGCTATCAGGAAATGCTAAGAGAATATTTAAGACAACGTTGTGACGAAGAACGTATATTTATATCAGGATTAGAAATAAAAGAAAGTCCAAGAACTAGCAAATCATCAAGGCTAGAAACTATGCAACCATACTTTGCACAAAAAAAGATGTACATGATGGAAAGCATGGAAGAATTAAAGGATGAACTTTTATTGTACCCACGTGGCAAACATGACGACCTTCTAGATGGTCTTTATTATGCAACTAAAAAGTGTTTTGCACCAACCCATAAAGAGTCTAAAATAAAAACTAAAAAAGTCCTTGAAGATCCCTACCTAGATGATATAAGTTGGAAAGTAGCATAGTATTGGAACTTTTACTTAAAGTAAAGGTTTAAGTATGAAATGCTCCTTTCCACATGCATGACAATTTAGACAAAACAAAAGAAGTACAACTTACACAAGATCTGCTATCAGAATATTCTTCTGCTAGGCAGAACTGGGCAAAACAGGCTGTTGAGGACAATGAGTTCCGAAATGGCAAGCAATGGACTGACGAACAAGTACAGGCATTACGTAAACGTGCTCAAGAGCCATTAGTTGTAAATGTTGTATACTCTGCAGTAGAGCAGGCAAAAGCTATGCTTACTGCTAACTCACCTAAGTTTCAATCAACAGCCAGAGAGACCTCCGATGCTAAAGTTGGTAGAATGTTTTCGGATATAATGGCATACATCTGGGATAACTCCAATGGGAACGTGGAATTGAAACAAGCCATTGATGATTACTATGTCAAAGGAATGGGAGCTATGATGGCCTATATTGATCCAGATGCCGATCTGGGTTCGGGTGAGGTAAAGTTAAAATCCATAGACCCATTGGAACTATTCATAGATCCTTCTTCTAAGGATCCATTTTGCAGAGATGCTGCACATATTATTATTGGTAAAATAATATCAGAGACAGCTCTAATAGAGCATTATCCTGAATTTGAACAACAAATAAAAGAATGCACAGAAACTAGTTATATCAATACTACTGCTGAATCACGATTCGGATTACGTAATGAAGATGTAACTAATAAACGTAGATTAACAGGAACTACGATTACTGGTGAACGAGAGCTAGAAGTATTTGAGCGTTATACAAAAGTTAAAAGTGCATATTATAAGATTTATGATCCATTAAGCGATGACCAAAGAGTTTTAGATGAAGCACAATTTGAAGAGTATCAGCAAGAGCCAATAGTTGTATTAACTAATGCAGAAGGGCAATCTGTATTTACAGATAAAGCAAATGTTAACACGTATATGGAGATTGCTGAAAAAATAGGAACAACCTATCATTTAATGCTAGATCCTAATTCTGGTCAACCTGTTCCTATGGAAGGAGAAGAGCATCAAGGGTCTATACCTAATAGCACCAGTACAATAGATGTATTAACCAAAGCTACTTTAATTAAAGATGGTGGTATTATGGTTAATGAAGTTGATTTAACCCAGATAAAACAAATTGTAAGTGTAGGTGATAAAGAATTATTTAATGTGGTGTTACCAATAGAGGAGTATCCTATCATACCATTTATGAATGGATTTAATCGCAATCCGTTCCCATTATCTGATGTTAGACTGGTTAAGGGATTGCAGGAATACATTAATAAAATACGTAGTCTAATTGTAGCACATGCTAGCAGCTCTACTAATGTAAAACTGTTAATACCACGTGGCAGTATGGACAAAGCACATCTAGAAGCAGAATGGGGTAAAGCTGGTACTGCTGTTATAGAGTTTGATCCAGAACTAGGACAACCTATAGTAGCTGGGCCTGTACCATTACCTAACGAACTCTATAAAAACGAAGCAGATGCTAAAGCAGATATAGAACGCATACTAGGTATTTATGCGTTAATGCAGGGAGACCAAGGAGCTGCACCACAAACATTTAAAGGTACAGTAGCATTAGATGAGTTTGGTCAAAGAAGAATTAAATCTAAAAAAGACGATGTTGAGGAATGCATCAATCAATTAGCAAAGGTAGTGGTAGGATTGGTTCAATACGTTTATACAGGTCAAAAAGTTATGCGATTGATGCAACCCAACAATAGACCTATTGAAATACCTATTAACAGTCCTATGTATGATAGTGTAGGTAATGAAATAGGTAAGATAAATGATATAACAGTTGGTAAGTATGATGTGATTGTTTTATCAGGATCTACATTGCCATCTAATAGGTTTGCAAGGTTTGAGTACTACATGCAACTCTATCAAGCTGGTCTAATAGATCAGTTAGAAGTGTTAAAACAAACTGATGTTGCAGATATGGAAGGAGTATTAGAACGTGCAGGACAAATGCAGAAAATGCAACAACAAATGCAAGTGCAAGCTGAAGAAATTAAGAAACTACGTGGCGATCTGCAGACAGCACAGAGAGAGTCATTGCATGATCGTAAGCGTGTAGAAGTAAAAGAATTTGAAAAGAAACTGGCAAAGGCAGAGGCTAAAGTTGAAATGGCATCCCAACTTTACAAGAACCGTTTGGCAGATGAGCTAAAGATGGCTAAGCAGGATATACAAGAGTTTAACGAACCTAATCCTACTAGAGAAATGAATGAAGAGATGCTAATGTTGGATGAGTAATGGCACTTGACTCTGATATAAAAAAGTTAAAAAGTCATTTTGAAAGTGTTAACCCTAAAATGGCAAATGCTTTTAATGCTTTAGAAGTACCATTTATGATGGTTGATCAAGTATATCAATTAACAGGTGGGGATTTTAAAGAATCTAAAAAGCTTATTAATGAAATAGATAAAATGATCAAGTCAAATCCTGATTATGATAATTATGCAGAAGGCGATTATCAACAAGATTGGGATGATATAGTAAATGGAATGTTAAATGAAAATATTAATCCTTTTACAGAAGGTTTACCACAAGGCAATACAATGATGCCAGAGGATTTTAGATAATGAGTTTAGGTAAATATGCTATTCCAATAGGATTGGGATACTTGGGTAGTCTAGCATTAGAAGGTGAAAGTCAAGATGACCAAGTAAAAAAGCTTTTAAATGATATAAAAGTAAAATTAAGAAACGGAGATCCTATATCAGATGAAATGCGTGGAGTGTTGTCTGGAGTAGAAGGTGCTTGGAAAGATTTAGATATAAGTAGCGATCTTTTGTATGAAGCTAATTTAATTAATGATTATCTAAATGGACAATTTAAACAAAGAGAAGATGGTAAATATGAGTACAAGTCTTTATTGTTAAAAGATCAAGAAATGCCAAAAGATTTTATTTTAAGCAATTTTCCTATTGATAAATTTTTAGAAGCTGATAAAGGTTATCATGATAATCCATTTACAAAAGATTTGCCATCTGGTAATACTATGAGTACAGAGGATTTTAGATAATGGCAACATATTATCCAGACGGGAATAAAGATTTTAAAAGGTATATGGAAAGTTTTGTACCCGGATTAGGAATAGGGGGTGCTAATTTATTGTACATGACTCAAATGGGAAAAATGGCTGGCAAAAATAAAGGTCTAACATCTGCTTTAGCAAGAGAAGCAAAACGAATAGATCCTAGATTAAAAATTAATTACTCAAATCCAAACAACATGTTTTATGCTATGGGAGCAAAACCTCCATTTGATATGTCTGCTTTTGGTGCATTTTACGATTCTAGAAATAATATGGTAAATGTTCCAAAAGGTAATTATGGATTTTTAGCACACGAATTAGGTCATGCAGAACAGTATAGGAATCCTTTATATAGAAAAACATTAGCTCCTTTATCATCAATAGGAAGATTAGCAGGTAGATATGGATTACTAGCACCTATTTTTACAGACAATGAGCAAGAAGCAAAAAGAAATGCACTTATTGCAGGTGGTCTTCAGGTTCCAACATTAATAGAAGAAGTTGATGCATCTCGTAGGGGTTCAAGAATTTTAAATGATCAAATAAAAAATAAACCAGTTGCTATGGGAACTAAAACTAGTAAACTTGGTAAAGCTTTAACAAGGCTTAGACCTTTTGTGGGTTTACCAACATATGCTCTAGCAGCTATATCACCTTATTTGTTATATAAATATTATAAATCAAGAGGTATGTATGAAGGTACATACTAAAGAATTGAAGAAAGCGGTTGCTGGAAATAACCAAATCGCAAAGGAAAAGTAATGGAGAATATCATAGAAACACGTAATGCTGATCAGGCAACACAAGAGGATGCAGTGCTCAATGTAGAGCAACCTGCAATACCTAATGGGGAGATACCACTAAATGGTGGTGTGTCTGATTCAATTACGCAAGAAACGCAAGAAGTCTCCCCAAGAGACGACTCAACTCGTTTTGAATATTGGCAATCACAAGCTGATAAAGCCAAGGGAGAGCTTAATGCACTACGTCAAGAGTTAGAATATTATCGTAACGGACAAGACGTGCAGAGCTCTGCCTCCAATGGACAACCTCAAGCATACCCTGAACAAGGATTGCAAGAGCCTTCATTGAAGGAGCC